TCCACGCAAGGCAGGTGGAGACCACAGCCTTGATAATCTCAGAGTGTTATGTAAGTCATGCAACCTACGAAAGGGTGCGCTCAATGAGGGGGTTTTTTTAGCACGAGCGGCTACCCCCCCTGTCTTTCCTGCCCATCCGTCCCCGATGCAGTCCGAGACGATGCTGGACAGTCCGTTTAAGACCCGACCTAATCCAGATCAATGACAGATAAACCCAAGAAGTCCAAGGCGGTGCGAGGGGCAACGAACCCGAGGCTCCACAGTCCACTTCTCAAAGGCGAAAACAAGCTGCAAGATGTAAAAGACCTATGCGACATAGTTAAGATCCCTTTATTGCCATGGCAGGAGTTCGTGCTCAAAGACATGCTGACTGTGGATAAAAAAGGCATGTGGATTCGTAAAACAAACCTCATTCTGGTCGCTCGACAGAATGGCAAAACCCACCTAGCGCGTATGCTCATCCTCGCGCACTTAATCAAGTGGAATACCAATGTCCTCATCATGTCCTCTAATCGAAGCATGGCTCTGGACACCTTTAGACAGATCACTAACCTACTGGAGACTAATGACCACCTTAAAGGATTCGTTAAACAGATCAGACATGCCAACGGCACAGAGTCAATTGAGATGCTATCTGGAGCAAGGCTTGATGTTGTGGCAGCAACTAGAGACGGCTCTCGCGGTCGATCAGTCAATGGATTGCTCTACATCGATGAGATCCGAGAAATTACAGAAGATGGATTTAGAGCTGCAACTCCTACAACTAGAGCTCACCCAAACTCTCAGACGCTTCTTACCTCTAATGCAGGAGACGCTTTCAGCACTGTACTCAACGACCTACGAGAAAGAGCTATCGACTACCCACCCAAATCTTTTGGATTCTATGAGTACTCAGCTCCGCAGTACTGCAAGATAACTGATCGCGATGCATGGGCTTTGGCTAACCCCTCTTTGGGATACACCATCACAGAGGAAGCGATTGAAGAGGCGATTGCTACTTCGCCGATTGAAAACACGCGCACAGAGACTCTTTGCCAATGGATCGACTCCCTAAGTAGTCCGTGGCCGCATGGCATCCTTGAAGAGACAAGCGATTCGACACTCGAAATGGCTGTTGGGGCTTATACTGTATTCGGTTTCGATGTCAGTCCGTCTAGACGCAACGGATCATTAGTCGCAGGACAATTACTGCCAGATGGACGGATTGGCATCGGGATTCTAGAGACTTACAGCTCTCAGGTTGCTATCGATGAGTTAAAGATGGCAGCCTCAATCAAAGCATGGTGCGATTTATACAAGCCTCGCCTTGTGTGCTTTGACAAATACGCTACCCAGACGATTGCAGATCGCTTAGCCAATTCTGGAGTTATGGTCGAGGATGTATCGGGTCAGCAATTCTATAAAGCGTGCGGAGACCTGTTGGAAGGCTTAGTCAATCATCGAGTAGTCCATAATGGACAGGCTGAGTTTATTCAACAGATGAATAACTGCGCAGCTAAAGTCAATGACAGCGCATGGCGCATCATTAAACGAAAATCAGCAGGTGACATCTCTGCTCCCATTGGCATCGCCATGGCAGTTAGTAAATTGATGATCCCTCAGCCTAAGCCACAGATTTATACTTAGACACGCCCTAGCACATTGTCTAATTGCTTGACAAATGCTACACTTTCTGTCTATGGGTAGAATCTTGCAGACATTCGGGCTTGAACCTAAGCCACAATTACAAGCTCAGTCCGCACCTCAGGTATTGGGTGAGTACTCACCTTATGCGATGCCTTTCCAGTATGCCTTTGTAGGTCGTACTGAGGCTATGTCAGTCCCAGCATTACAACGCTGTCGTAATCTTTTGGCTGGCACTATCGGAGCAATTCCTTTAGAGCTTTACAAGAAATCTACCAATGAAGAATTAGGCTCACCTGCATGGTTAGAGCAACCTTCATACTCACAGCCTCGATCAGTAACGATTGCATGGACTGTCGATTCACTTTTGTTTTATGGTCAAGCATTCTGGAAAGTCGTTGAAGTCTATGCAGAAGATGGACGCCCATCACGCTTTGAGTGGATTGCTAATCACCGAGTAACTGCAACACTTGATGCAACTAATACTTTTGTTAAATCTTATGCAGTAGATGGCACAACATTACCAATGGACGGCTTGGGATCTTTGATCACATTCCAGTCATTAGGCGATGGCATTCTTAATACTGGAGTGCAGACAATTCGTGCGGCTATTGATGTCCAGAAAGCCGCAGCGATTGCAGCATCAACTCCAATGGCAACTGGCTACATTAAAAACACAGGCGCAGACCTAGATCCTAAAGAAGTATCTGGATTACTAGCTGCATGGAAAAATGCTCGCCTTAATCGCTCAACTGCTTATTTAACATCGACTCTGGAATACAACCCAGTATCGTTTTCACCTAAAGACATGATGTACTCAGAGGCTATCTTTAACCTTGCTACAGAGTGCGCTCGTTTGTGTAATGTCCCTGCTTATTATGTTTCAGCAGATTCTAATAACTCAATGACTTACGCAAATGTTCAAGATGAACGCAAACAATTCTTAACATTATCTCTACAACCATTTATCACAGCGATTGAAGATCGTTTATCAATGGATGACATTACTGCTCGTGGAAATGTCGTTCGATTTGACATCGATCATAACTTCCTTCGCACTGATCCAATGGAAGAGCTTGCAGTAATTGAAAAACTTCTTAGCCTTAATCTCATTACAACTGAACAGGCTATGGAAATGACTGATCTAACACCTAATGGAAGTCAAGGTATGGAATGAACCAAGTAATCACATTCTCAGCTGATCTCACAGCAGACTCAGCAAGCCGCACAATCTCAGGCAAGATCGTGCCGCTTAATGTTGAAGCAGGATCGACCAACATGGGCAAGGTTATCTTTGAGTCTGGATCAATTGAGATTCCAGATCCTAAGTCAATCAAGTTGCTTAATCAGCATGACATCAAGAAGCCTCTCGGACGCGGAGTTACTTTTAGCGAGTCAGAGGATGCAATTCACGCAGTTTTTTCTATTAGTCGCTCACAGCGCGGCACAGAAGCTCTGATCCTTGCAGAAGAAGGATTGCAGTCAGGTTTATCAATCGGGGCAGAAGTCCTAAAGTCAAAGATCAAGGATGGCGTGATCCATGTATCCGCTGCTCGCTTGGTCGAAGTAAGTTTAGTAACAGAGCCAGCATTTAAGTCGGCACAGGTTACTGAAATCGCAGCGGAAGAATCTGCTGTTGAAGAAACAATCCAACCAACAGAAAGCGAGACAGCAACCGTGGAAGAAACCACTCCAGCAGTCGAAGCAACACCAGTTGAGGCTCCAGCGGTTGAAGCTGCTCGTCCAACTGTTTCAGCAGCGTACTACACAAAGCCACGCATCGAGATCACAGCGGCTAAGTACGCAGAAAACACAATTCGTGCAGCACTAGGTGATGAGTCAGCTCGTCAATACCTACGCGCAGCAGATGACACTTCAGACAATGCTGGTCTAGTACCAACACGCCAATTGTCAGAGATCATCAACCCACTAGGCACAACAATCCGTCCATCAATCGAAGCAATCTCACGCGGAGTGCTTCCTGATGCAGGTATGACATTCGAGATCCCAAAGATCACAGCAATGCCAACAGTTGCAGTAACAGCAGAAAACGCAGCATTCTCAGACACAGACCAGAACTCATCATTCTTATCAGTAGATGTTAAGAAGTATGCAGGACAGCAGACATTTTCTGTTGAATTGCTAGATCGTACATCTCCAGCATTCTTTGATGAGCTAGTCCGCAACATGGGCGCAGCTTATGCAAAGGCAACAGATGCAGCAGTCAACGCAGCACTTATCGCAGGTGCAACAGCAGATGCAACAACAACAGTAACTTATCCAACAGCTTCAGAGTTGCTTGGAATTGTTGCTCGCGGTTCAGCATCTGTCTACAACGCAACACTAGGTTTGCCTAACCCATTCGCTCGCAACATGATCGTGAACACATCACAGTGGTCAAACATCATGACACTTAACGACAATGGACGCCCAATCTACACAGCAACAAACCCAATGAACGCTGGCGGATCAGTTGTACCAACAGCACTACAGGGAAATGTTGCAGGACTTAACCTCTATGTAACACCAAACACAGCTTCAGGAACAGATACAGACGGATCAATCGTCATTGTGAACCCAGATGCATACACATGGTACGAGTCACCTAACTACCGCTTGCGCGCAGAATCAACAGCAGCGGGAAGCATTACAATCGGCTACTACGGCTTTGGCGCAATCGCGACTAAGGTCGGAGCAGGTGCATTCAAGAATAACAAGGCTTAATTAAAGCCCACTAAGTACGCTCTGAGGGGTAGTAGCCCTCTACCCCTCAGAGTCTTTAGAAAGGAATGGGAATGGCACTTACAACAGTTGCAGAGCTCCGTAGCACTCTCGGAGTCGGTACCTTGTATCCAGATGCCACCCTTCAAGAAGTATGCGACGCCACAGATGCAGTCCTACTTCCAATGCTATGGGCAAACAATTATTACGCTGTAGGTCATAGCAATACGACTAACACAGGCACTACATACTTCAACGAATCTACAAAAGACATCTTTTATGTCGGTCAGACTGTTGTAATCACAGGCAGTGGATCAAAGCATAACGGCAGCAAAACAATCACAGGTGTGGGAAGTCAATCGATTACTTATGCGATTACTGGCAACAATAACACCGCTACACCATTTCACCCTATTCAACCTTTTGGCACAGTAGCAGCAGAGACTTATGTCGATTGGTCTACTGACTCAGCAGTGCAGCAAGCAGCTTTGATGGTATCTGTTGAAATCTGGCAAGCGCGTACCGCCACCCTTTCAGGCAGTAACCTTGTTGATTTCCAGCCAAGCCCTTATCGAATGAGCGCACAGCTTCTCGCTAAGGTGCGAGGATTGATCGCGCACGCACTTAGCCCTAACTCAATGGTGGGTTAATGCCAGTTGCAATCACCACACTTCGCACCACTTTAGCGACTGCTTTAGTCAATAACGCTAAGTGGCAGACTTTTGCATTTCCACCCGCAACAGTCCTTGCTAACTCTGTGATCGTGTCTCCAGATGATCCTTATCTGACACCAAATAACAATTCTCAGATTTCAATTAGTCCAATGGCTAACTTCAAGATAGTAATGACTGTGCCATTGTTTGACAATGAGGGAAATCTTAACGGCATTGAAGATACTGTAGTCAGCGTGTTCGCACTGCTCGCAGCATCATCTTTGACCTATAATGTAAGCGCAATAAGTGCGCCTAGTGTTCTCAACGCTGCAAGCGGAGACTTGCTCAGCTGTGAGATGTCCGTATCAATCCTTACGAGTTGGAGTTAACATGTCCGAGTGGGAAAAAGAAAACGAAGCCTTCCTGATCAAGATCGGGCAGGTAACACCAGCAACACCTAAGCCAGCATCTACCAAGAAAGACGAGGAATAATCTCATGGCTGTATTTCTAAATAACAAGGTCGGAGTGAAAATTAATTCCGTCGATCTGTCAGATCACTGCACAGCAGTAACACTAAACAGAAACTTCGATGAGCTTGAAGTAACAGCGATGGGTGACTCAGGTCACAAGTTCGTTAAGGGACTTGAAGCATCATCTGTAACAATTGATTTCCTTAATGACACAGCATCAGCAAATGTCCTTGCGACACTTCAGGCTGCATGGGGAACATCTGTCACAGTCGTATTGCTACAGGAAAAGGGCACAGCAGTATCTGCTACTAACCCTCTGTACACAATGACTTGCTTGATTAACAACACAACCGACATTAACGGCGCAGTTGCTGATCTAGGTACACAGTCTCTGACATTCAATGTCAATGGTACTGTTGCAGTTACAACTACAGGCACATTCTAAGAAACTAAACAAAGGGGCTAACCATGGCAAAACTAAAGATCGTTCGACTAGATGGAAGCGTATTAGAAGGCGAGATCACTCCAGCAGTGGAGTACTCATTCGAGCAGTACGCTAAAAAGGGTTTTCATAAGGCTTTCCGCGATGAGGAAAAGCAATCGGATGTTTATTGGCTGGCATGGGAAGTCACTCGCAGATCAGGTGAATCTGTAAAGCCTTTCGGGATGGACTTCATCGAAACACTGAAAAGTGTTGAGGTGCTTGACTCCGACCCTTTAGCTTAAAGCGCGATCTTCCGTTCACCTACCTAATTGCTAGGCTAAGCATTAGGTTAGGGATCGCGCCTCAGCAGTTATTGGATTTAGATAAAAACATGCTCGATGCATTAGTGCAGGGGCTCAAGGATGAAGCGAAAGAGGTGAGCGATGCCAGCAAGCGTCAAAGGCGCGGTCGCTCTTAGAAAATCTCTACGCGCTTTTGCTCCAGACTTATCAAAAGAATTGCCTAAGGAAATTGCTGGAGCATTAAAGCCTATCGTCAAATCTGCCAAAGGTTATCTGCCAGATGACTCAGCTGTATTAAGCGGATGGTTGCCGAGAGAAAACTCACAGGGTCGCTTTCCTACTTATTCGGCTCGCGTCGTTAAGGCTGGAGTGGGATACAAGACAACACCATCAAAGCCTAATCGCAGAGGTTTTAGATCATTAGCTCGCGTCTTTAATAAGACTGCTGCTGGAGCCATTTATGAGACCATGGGACGAAAGACTCCAAACAGTACATTCGTGCAGAATCAAATGAGCAAGTATGGCGCATCGATGAAGGGCAGCGACAAGATGTCAGGTCGCGCATTGTTTAGAGCCTACGATGAGAATAACGGCAAGGCTAGAGAATCTGTACTCAAAGCAATTAAGACAGCAGCCGATAAACTAAACGCTAGAGCGAAGGTGTAACTCATGTCTAACATAGTCATTGATATTGCAGCGGAGTTCACAGGTAATAAGGCTTTCAAGCAAGCGGGAACATCCACCGACAAACTGAGTAAGAATGTCAAGAAACTCGCAGGAGCTTTAGGTCTAGCATTTAGCGGTCAGCAGATCCTTGCTTTCGGTAAGGCTTCAATCAAAGCGGCAGCAGCCGATGAGAAGGCACAAAAACAGCTTGCCCTTGCTCTAAAGAATGTTGGACTAGGCAGAGATGCCGCTTCATCTGAGGCATACATCCAAGGTTTACAAAGTGAGTTTGGCATACTTGATGACAAGTTACGCCCTGCCTATCAGACTTTAGCTGTAGCGACACGCGACTCAGCAGAGGCTCAAAGACTCCTCAACCTTGCTCTAAATATCAGCGCGTCGACTGGTAAAGATTTAGGTTCGGTCACAGCCGCGCTTTCCAAGGCATTTTTAGGAAACAATACTGCACTATCAAAGCTCGGTGTGGGTATCTCAAAGGCAGATCTTAAAGCTGGCAAGTTTGAGGACATTGTTTCCAAGTTGGAAACTACTTTTGCAGGATCAGCAACACAGGCAGCCAATACCTTTCAAGGTTCATTAGACAAGTTAGGCGTTGCCTCTGCCAATGTTCAAGAGATTATCGGTACAGGTTTAATCGATGCTCTTAAAGGCTTAGGCGATGATGGCACAGTCGATAACTTAGCGGTGCAGATGCAGAGTGTTGCTATCTACACAGCAGATGTTATTCGCGGCATTGGTGTGATGATTGGCTACATTAAGTCAGCCGCAGACGCGATAGACAAGATCCCTGGGCTTAACAAGATTATGGATCTTGTTCTACGCACTAATCCTTTGTACGAGCCGATTGTATTGCTTAATAAGTTAGGTAAGGATGCAGCTGCTACAGCGGCGGCAACTGGCACAACTGCTCAAGCTCTGGCACACATGGCAGAGTTGCAAGATAACTACACAGCATTAACTTTAGGCAAGAAGAAGAAGTTAACCGCTGAGGAAGAAAAGGCTCTCAAGGCTGCTCAAAAGGCTCTAGCGGCTAAGAAGTTAGCAGCAGCAATTGACAAGGCTAACCTTGCCCTAAATAAGGGTCAAGATGTTTTTGACATGGATAAGATCCAGATTGCCGCAGCTTTAACTAATCAAGCCGAGCAACTAGGCAAGGCAACCTCATCGGCTCAACAGTTACAAATTGCTAACGATGTTGCTCGCCTGAATGTAAAGCGTTCAATCAATGAGTTAGAAGATGCTATTGCTGCTAAAGATGAAAAGGCAATAATCAATGCGACTGCTAAACTCAATGCAGATCTTAAGTCACTAGATGCCTTGACTGGTCAGAATACTAAACTAACTGACATTAAGTCTATCCTTGATAATCTTAAGCCTAAAGAGTTAATTGACCAAAAGAATCTAGATGAAGCACTAGCCAAGATTGCTGAAATGATGCGACTGCTTGGCATGGCAAACACAGCAAGTAAGTCAAAGGTTCCTACAAGCGGATCGCTAGGCTCTGGCATTCCAGCAGGTGACTTCATCGCGCCTATCTCAACTAAGGGCGGATCAATTGAGGCAATTCTAGAATACGCAGATGCAGCCTCAGCTCGCGCCGATGCTTTTGCCATGTTACAAGAGCAGCAAAACTATGCAGATTATTTAGGTTTGATTGATTATCAGCGTACCGTGGGAGATTTAGGCGGGTATAGCCCAGACATGAATCGAAGCGGTGCAACTTATAATGTGACTGTTCAAGCTAGCACAATTGCTAATCCAGATGAGTTAACTAACCTAATTCAAGATACTTTAATCAAGTTAAATAGGCGCGGTGACTATTTAACAACCGCTGGGACACTATGACCAGACCAGTCATCAATGTAATTATTAACTTCTCTACTGGAGCAGGTTTTGGCAACCCTTTTATTATTGATCAAGGAATCCTCGGCATCGACGTCCTTGGTGATGCAAGTGGCCCAATTGTCGATGTTTCCAATGTAGTTGATAGCGTTGTAACTAACCGAGGACGGCAGATTTCAGCCGAGCAGTTCAATACTGGTTCGGCAACCATTCGCATACTTGACCAGAATGGTGACTTTAACCCACAGAATCCAGCAAGCCCTTATTACACTTATCTAAGCCCTATGCGTAAGATTGCAGTTACAGCAACTTATGAAGGTGTCACTTATCCGATCTTTGCTGGATATATAACTAATTACAATACGACCACGCCTAAGTTCACAGGTGACTTGGTCTATACCACGATCTCAGCTGTAGATGGATTTAGACTTCTCCAGAACGCTCAATTTTTTGGTGTCATCGATGGCACAGCAGGGCAGACAACAGGCACACGAGTCACCAAGATTCTGGACACAATTGGGTGGCCTAACTCTATGCGTGACATTGACACAGGACTTACGACAGTTCAGGCAGATCCAGCTACTCAGCGCACAGCACTTTCAGCACTTCAGACTGTGGCTACTACTGAGTACGGAGCGATCTACATGGGAGCAGATGGCAAAGTCGTATTTCAAGATAGAAGCGTGACAGTAGCCTCAATTGGTGGAACACCCACAGTATTTAATGACAACGGAACATCCATTAGTTACTTCGATGTTAAGTGGGTTTTAGACGATACTCAGGTTTACAACAAGGCAACCATTACACGCGAAGGCGGCTCAGTTCAGACTGTTAGTGACACAGCCTCTATTGAGAAGTATTTTACCCACAGCTATAACCAATCAGGGTTACTTATGCAAACAGATGCAGAAGCCTTAAACTATGCAAGAGCCTTCATTGCTAGTCGTAAAGAGACAGCCATCCGAGTCGATGAGCTGACACTTGATTTACAGCAGGACAATTACACGGCTGGCACTATTGCAGGGCTTGACCTTGATTATTTTGACCCAATCACTATCACTACTGCACAGCCTAACTCAACTACCCTGACAAAGACTGTGCAGGTTTTTAACATTACCCACCAAATTAGACCAGACTCATGGAAAGTCAAGTTCGGCACAGCAGAGCCGATTATTGACGGATTCATTGTCGGATCGACTTTGTTTGGTATTCTAGGCACTAGCGTTCTATCTTACTAAGGAGTAATAAATGGCAACAGGATTTCCATGGAGCACAGGAGATGTTCTCTCGGCAGCAGGTGTTAATGGGCTTGTTGCGTTCACACTCAACGCTCAGACAGGCACTACATACACAGCTGCAAGCACAGACCAGTATCAGGTGCTAGTCACCATGAGCAACGCTTCGGCTAATGCTTTTAAGATCCCTACTAACGCTTCTGTAGCGTTTCCAATAGGCACAGTAATCACAGTCTTAAACATAGGTGCAGGTCTCTGTACTATCTCAGCAGTTACTTCTGGCACTACTACAGTGTTATCTGCTGGAGCAACAGCAGCATCGCCAACAGTCGCACAGTACAAATCAGCAGCTTGCATTAAGACAGGCACAGATGCTTGGTACATTGTTGGAGCAGTTTCGTAATGATTTCCAATGTAATTGCTGCTCAATTAGGTACACCTGTTCCACCAGCAAAAGCAACAGGTGGCACGATTACCTTCTCAGGTGGTTACTATTACCATACATTTACGGGCAACGGAACATTTACACCAACATCTGACATCACATGCGATGTGTTAAGAATTGCTGGCGGTGGCGGTGCTTCATCTGGTGGATCAGGTGCAGGTGGACTTCTTTATTCTGCTGCTCAGTCATTTACTGTTGCAGGTGGTGCTAAGACTGTCGTAATTGGTGCTGGTGGTGCTCCACGTGGTACTGCAACAAATGACAACGGATCTAAAGGCTCTAATACAACATTTACAGGTTTAACAGCAGCAGAAGGTGGCGGTTACGGATCTCAGTATTCTGGAGTCGCTGCAGGTGGTTCAGGTGGTTCAGGTGGTGGCGGTGGTTCTACCGATGCACAAACTTCCGTAGGTGGTACTGCCACTTCTGGACAAGGAAATAATGGTGGTGGCAATGGTGGATTCCTTGCTGCCCCATACGCATCAGGCGGCGGTGGCGGTGCTGGTGGTGCTGGTGGTAATGCAACCTCTGCAACACAAGCAGGTGCTGGTGGTGCTGGTACAAACACTTATTCAACTTGGGCTAGTGCAACAAGCACAGGCGTTAGCGGTTTTTATGCTGGCGGCGGTGGTGGTGGTATGTATGGCGGTGGTTCAACAGCCGGTGCAGGTGGATCAGGTGGCGGAGGCGCAGGTAATACTCAGAGCTTTACTGCAACGAGCGGAACAGTCAACACAGGTTCAGGTGGCGGTGGTACTGGCCCCGGAGGAGTTCCGGGAACGGGTGGTTCAGGATTAGTTATTGTGAGGTATCTAGGATGAGTCATTGGGCAGAATTAGATACAGATAACAAAGTGCTTCGCGTAACTGTTGGAGACAACAATGATCCAGCAGGTGATGAAGGCTATCAATGGTTAATCGATAATCTCGGTGGCACTTGGGTAAAGACTTCTTACAATGCAAAGATCAGAGGCAAGTTTGCAGCGATTGGCGATACTTACGATGCAGTAGCAGATGTCTTTGTTAGTCCATTGAATGAAGCAAGTGATGCAACTCTGCCATGAAGCCAAGACTTTCTAAAGCTGCTGTCCAATTAAGAGAGCAGATTGATGACTCGTTCCCAGATCGTGACCGCGCATCGGATGGTTGGATCGGTGATACCCGACATTCTCATCGTGTATCAGATCATAACCCTGATGCTGAGGGCTGGGTTCGTGCCATCGATGTCGATCGTGACCTCTTTAAGGGATCGAAACCTGACATCATGCCAGATCTTGCAGATCAGCTTCGTGCCGCTTGCAAGTCTAAATCAGAGAAGCGTATTAGTTACATCATTTTTGATGGACGAATTGCCTCGCCTATCCTCGGATGGCGTTGGCGTAAGTACACAGGGGCTAACAAACACCAAAAGCACGCTCATGTCTCGTTTAAGAAAACGGCTGACAATGACTCGGCTTTTTTTAACTTACCTATGTTAGGCGGAGAATAATGAAGATCAAGCATCCTGCATACCTAGCCGCTGGAGCATTCCTAGCAGCTTGGGCATCATCTAACTTTGAGGCAGATTACCGCGCAATACTCTGGGCAGTATTGTCAGGGGTATTCGGATACGCGAGCCCTAAAAAGTGACACAAAATGACTTCTTTACTCTATACATAGCAAGTCTAGGCATCTTCGGTGGGCTTGCAGGTTATGTCATTACTCATCTGCTCAATGAAATCAAGCGACTTAATCAGCGTGTCGATGAGATTTATAACATCTTACTAGAGCGATAATTTATTCATGGCAAGAAAAGCAACTAAGGCATTAGAGGAACAAGGTTACTCAAAGCTTGATGCTTATTGCATCGGATTGCATGAGTATTACAGATCCTTGCGTAGATCAGGATTTACAGAAGATCACGCTCTTTACATGCTATCGGTTGTAGATTCTTACCCAGGATGGATCTTGCCAGATCCTATTGAGCCAGAGAAGTTTGGCGATTATGAAGATGAGGATGACGATTAAGCGCATTGTCGTAGTCTCGGACTTACAAGTCCCCTACCATGACAGGGTTGCAACACGCAACCTTGCTTCTTTCATTTCCAAGTTTAAGCCAGATCAAGTAGTCACCATTGGCGATGAGATCGACCTACCTCAGATAAGTAAATGGGAAGAGGGTCGCATGGGATCTTATGCCCAGACCCTTGACGATGATCGCAACGAGGCTGTTCAGCTTCTCTGGGAGTTAGGTGTTACGGATTGCATCCGTAGCAATCACACAGATCGCCTGTATAACATCATTATGGCTAAAGTCCCAGCATTCGGGGCATTACCAGAGCTGCGATTTGAGAAGTTCATGAAGTTCGATGAGCTAGGTATTACCTTTCACAAGAACCCTATGCCTATTGCACCTAACTGGATTGCAGTTCATGGAGATCACACACCCATCAAGCCACAAGGGGGCTTATCAGCCCTTGAAGCGGCTCGTAGGCATGGAAAGAATGTCATCTCAGGACATACTCACAGAGCAGGGCGTTCAGCCTTCTCAGAGGCTTCTGGGGGTCGCATAGGGCGTGTCCTGCATGGTGTCGAGGTAGGCAATCTCATGGACTTTAAGCAAGCCGCTTACACTAAAGGTGTGGCTAACTGGCAACAGGCTTTCGCTATTATTCATGTCAATAAATCTAAGGTCCAAGTCGATTTAATCCACATCGAGAAGGACGGCACATTTATTGTGGCTGGAAAGTCCTACGGCAGAGCCCGATAATCGTTATCGTTTCGTTATCTAAATGTACTAGATCTGTCTGACATTTATGCAACACTAATCCTGTAGCCAATCAAGGGCATTGGCACAGATAGGAAAAACAATGAGCTTTGAGATGCCAATCATTGTGTTGCTTCTAGCAGCTAACGCATTATGGTACTTAGTAGGCTGGGCTAAAGGCTTTAACGAGGGCAAGCGTGAGGGCTTGGTCGTAGGCAAGACATTTCAGCGAGTGACAACAGATGCGCGCTAATGAGATCCTTTTATCAGCAACAGACACGATTCGTGAGCGTGGGCTTTCATACGGTCATCCTGCGGATAACCTGCAACAGACCGCAATGCTCCTCTCAGCATACCTACAAACACCAATACATGATTATCAAGTCGCAGGGATCATGGTGCTTGTTAAACTTGCAAGGACTAATCAATCAGCCCAGCAGATCGACACATGGATCGATCTATGCAGCTACGGCGCACTCGCAGGACAATTAGCAACCGAGGAGAATGATCTCTATGTTTAATTTAGCCGATTACGAGCCAGTCGAGGTGAGACTTGAAAAGTTTATTAAGGACTATCCAGCGTTCCGCATTGCTACTGAGTTGGAAGTGGTCGAGGCTACTCGATACATTGTTAAGGCGTATCTATTTAAGAATGTTGAAGACAGCGTTGCATGGGCAACAGGGTACGCTGAGGAAACAGTTACTAGCCGAGGCGTTAATCAGACTTCAGCATTGGAGAATTGTGAGACTTCGGCAATCGGCAGAGCGCTTGCAAATGCGGGTTATGCTCCTAAAGGAAAGAGACCAAGCCGAGAGGAAATGACCAAGGTAGTAGCCAAAAAGCCTGAGAAACCAGCGGTTGCTGAAGTCAAGGCAGATGATCAGGATTATTGGACAACTCCAGTAGGTCAGTACAACAAGGTCGTAGATGCACCGGTGACGCTGGAAAAGGCTATGAAAACAATCGAAGCTGTTATGGGTACGCAAGAAGCTGTAGAGCCACCATCTTGCCAGCATGGTCACATGACATGGCGTGAAGGTGAAAAGAATGGCAAGCCTTGGGGCGGTTACTTTTGCGCCTACGCCACACGAACAGGTGAAATCAAATGCAACACACTCTGGTATCGCATGGGCAGCGATGCTAAATGGAGACCACAAGAGGTAAGGATCTAACATGGGTTTTGTAGAATACTTTGATGAGACAACTGGAGTGTGGACAAACATTGAGGACATTCCACTTTACGACACGATCAACTGTCAGCTGTGTAATGAGCCAACTGAGGCGCATGACATCGTAGCTGAGATCAAGTTCAAGGATGATCAGCCAATTGTTGGTGCATGGCAGTGCAGAAAGTGCAAGGCAGTAAATGGATGATCAAGAGAAGCTGCTGGTATTCTTAGTATTGCTGCTGTTTATCGGTGGCGTTGCTATGGGTTACATGGCGCATGGCTAGTCAAGCAAGGAAACATAGAGGCTTCCGCACAGAGCGTGTAGTCGCACAGTACCTATCGACTGTGTGGAGTGGCGCGTGTGTGGGAAGGGGTAGCGGTAAGGACATTGTTAATGTTCCGTTCGATGTTGAAGTCAAAGCCCGCGCTGGATTTCAACCATTGGCTTACATTAAACAATTAAAGGCTCGCACAGCTCTTTCGGGGGAATTGGGTTTCGGAGTCATACGACTAAACGGACAGGGTGAAGATGCGCGTGAGTATGCCGCCATCATCCGCTTAGAGGATCTCTTACCGCTACTTCAATTAAAGTATGGTCACATTACTAGCGAACCCACAGAGGCAGACATTGACCGCTGCACAGCCTGTGGGTCATACATGATACAGAGGTGCTTAACTTGCCAGCCTATGACTACAAATGCTCACGATGCAATCTCAGTCAAGAGATCAATCATGGATGGGACAATCGACCAGTAGTGTTATGCACTTACTGTAATGAGCCTATGGTCAAGGTTATAGCAGCTGCTCCAGCACACTTTAAGGGTAAAGGGTTCTACTCAACCGATAAATAGTTATCCACAGAAGTTATCCACAGGGGGTACTTATGAAACGACACACCGCTCTGACCAGCACTTACAGTAATAGATTTGACATCAATGGTACGCTAACGGCGCAGAGCCTCTCAAAGGCTCACCGCGAGCCCCTTCGGGGCGTAGCTCGCGGGGTGCTAGTAGCTATTGGGATAGCTCTATGCATCATGCCTGATGCAGGTGGATCTAAACCAGTGCAATACATAACATACAAAGAGTATGCTCTCATCTCATTAGATTATAATTATCAACAATACAGATGCTTATCTAAGCTCTATGGTAAAGAGTCAGCATGGAATCCAGATGCTCGTAATGGATCACACTATGGAATACCACAAGGACGCAGTGAGTATCTATCTAGGGTTGATGGTTATAAGCAGATACAATGGGGATTAGATTACATAGCACATCGCTATGATGCTGATACTTGTAAGGCACTAGGGCATTGGAGTAAATACGGATGGCATTAGACAAACTCAATAGCAGACGCTATAGAGAGCAGCGAGAGCGGATCTTCTCCAGAGATGGCAGGGTGTGTCAGCTGTGTGGTACAGATGAGGGTGAGATGCACATCGATCACATCATTCCACGCAAGGCAGGTGGAGACCACAGCCTTGATAATCTCAGAGTGTTATGTAAGTCATGCAACCTACGAAAGGGTGCGCTCAATGAGGGGGTTTTTTTAGCACGAGCGGCTACCCCCCCTGTCTTTTCAGGGCATATATCCCCGATGCAGTCCAAACCGATGCCGGACAGTCCTTTTACGCTCCGACCTAGTCCGAGCCAATGACAACTAAGACCAAAAAGACCCAGCCACTACGAGGGGCAACTCAACCGAGGGTTCATAGCCCACTTCTTAAGGGCAAAACCAGAGCCGGTGAAGTAATTGAAATGGTTGAGCGTTTAAAGATGGACAAGCTCATGCCTTATCAGGAATTCGTTCTTAAGCAGATGATGATGGTGGATAAGAAAGACCAATATCGAGTCAAGACTGCGCTGCTGCTTATAAGTCGTCAGAATGGTAAGTCTCACTTAGGCAGAGTGCGTGTTATCTGGGGCATGTTCTATGGCAATGAGAAGAAGCACATCATCATGTCCTCAAACCGAGCTACTGCCCTTATGACCTTTAGAGAAATTGCATGGATCATAGAATCAACTCCAGAACTCAAGGCAATGACTAAGGCAGTGCGATATGCCAATGGTGGTGAGCGAATAGAGCTGCTCAATGGTGCAACCCTTGATTTAGTATCAGACACACGCGATTCAGCTCGTGGTCGTACTGCTGACTTCTTATGGATTGATGAAGTTCGAGAAATATCAGAGGACGGCTATAAAGCGGCTATTCCGACTACTCGCGCTAGAGCTAATGCTCAGACATTTCTTAGTAGCAACGCTGGTGATGCATTTAGTACAGTGCTTAATTCCCTTGTCGAGCGCGCCAAGGATTATCCGCCAGAAACCTTTGGTTACTATGAGTATTCTGCTCCACAGTATTGCAAGATAGACATCAGATCAGAAGCGTTTTGGCGAGATGCAGTAGCACCTAGCAATCCTGCTCTGGGTTACACAGTCACTAAAGAATCAATCGAGGAAGCAATCGCAACTGCTCCTATTGAGACCACTAGAACCGAGACTTTATGTCAGTGGATTGATTCATTACAAAGCCCATGGCCACATGGCATTTTAGAGGAAACCAGTGACAATACTTTGGAAATAGCAGTTGGGGCTTATACTGTATTCGGTTTCGATGTCAGTCCTTCTAGAAGGAATGCATCTTTAGTCGCTGGACAATTACTTCCAGATGGGAGGATTGGCATTGGAATCATGGAGACTTGGACTTCTCAGGTCGCAGTTGATGATCTAAAAATTGCAGCAGCTATAAAAGGCTGGTGTGACCTTTACAAACCGCGTTTAGTCTGCTACGACAAGTACGCAAC